TCGATGGTCGCGCATATAAGTCCGTTGATAAGCAATGGACCTTCACAATCGAACTATTGCAGGATTGGGGCGCAGCTTCATCCTTGTTCGAGGCAATGTGGGCAGATGCAGAATCAGCACCTAACACGGCACTTAACGTTAGCTTTACTGCTGTGACTGGTGCAGTATTCGCTTTCACCGTATTACCAATCTTCCCAAGCGCTGGCGGTGCAGCACCAGGAGCACTAACCGACACTTGGACAATGACAGTAGTTGGAACACCAACAGAGACCTTTAGTTAAAATAGATCGGAGCATCGGGAGCAATGAAATTACAACTAACAATTAAATACACGAACGGCGAACTCGAGACTTATACCGCTGGACTTCCAGAGTGGGCTAAGTGGGAACGCAAGACCGGGAAGTCAATCTACAAGATGACCGATATAAAGGAATATCAGCAGACCGACTTCTTATTCTTGGCTCACGCAGCTTACGTTAGAAGTTCAGCAGGTAAGCCAACTAAGAGTTACGAAGTATGGGAACTTACGGTTGATGAACTAATACTCGGAGACCCTGAAGACCCAAAAGCCATCCAGCCGGAAGCCTAAACCGACTTCTAGTTGAGTTGGCAATAGCGACCGGAATCCCAATGAATAATTGGGATAACTTGGAAGATGTATTAACCGCGATAGAAGTATTGAAGGAGCGAAGTGAGCGAGGAAGGTCTTAGCGCATATTCACAGCGCGAACTTCGCCAACTCGCCAAGGCATTCTCGCTTATGGGAGATGATGCAGTTGAAGAATCTAAACGAATTGCCGGAACGCTGGCGGAATATGCTACGAAGGAAATACAGTCGGCTGCTTATCGTCGCACTAAAGCGGCTGGAGCAGTTAGACGCGTTGCCGACGGAGCTAAAGTCTCAAAGTCGTCCAAGACCGGGCGAATTGATATCGGTTTCGCCTCTCAGCGTTTATCTGGCGGTGGCAATACACAAAAACTCTGGGCAGGTCTTGAATTCGGATCTAATCGTTATAAACAATTCCCAAGCTACTCCGGCAGAGTTGGTCGAGGCTCTCGAGGCTGGTTTATTTATCCAACCCTTCGCGAGATTCAGCCTGAACTAACTAAGAAATGGGAAGCAGTTGCAGACGATATTGTTAAAAGGTGGACTAACTAATGGCTAGAGATTATAGAACGCTTAAGTTAGAAATCCTTGCCGAGACTAAGCAATTCGTCGCGGATATGAAGAAGTCCGAAACTCAGGTCGAGGGTTTCGGTGGCAAGATGGAGAAGTTTGGCAAGATGGCCGCAGCGGCTTTTGCCGCAGCCGCAGCAGCAGCCGTAGCCTATGCCGGTAAGTTAGCCGTTGATGGCGTTAAAGCAGCCATCGAAGACGAAGCAGCACAAATTCGTTTAGCCAACGCGCTTAAGAACGTAACGAACGCTACCAACTCACAAATTAGCGCAGTCGAAAAACAAATCGGCCAAATGTCTTTAGCCTTTGGCGTAGCCGACGATCAACTACGTCCAGCGTTCCAGAGATTAGCAACAGCAACCGGAGACCTAAGTGAAGCGCAGGATGGACTTAGATTAGCTCTTGATATCAGCGCTGCTACTGGTAAATCAGTTGAAGCAGTATCTAACGCATTAGGTAAAGCCTACGAAGGTAACACCGGCGCTCTTGCTCGTTTAGGCATTGGCCTATCAACTGCCGAAATGAAGTCTTTAGGTTTAGAAGGCACAATGAAGCAACTAGCCGATACTTTCGGCGGTGCTGCAACTGCTCAAGCCAACACTTTAGAAGGTCAAATACAAAGATTAAAAGTCGGATTTGATGAAGCCAAAGAATCCGTAGGTGCTGCATTATTACCAGCGGTTAAGGCGTTTCTTGATTACATAATGAACCGATTTATCCCAATGATGATCGAGGCGAAAGATAAAGCCCTTGAGCCTATTAAAAAAGCCTTTGAGGATAATAAAGAAGCAATAATGGACCTCTGGCAATTTACCAAAGACTACTTAGTTCCTCTATTCGAATTTACATTAGTTCGCGCTATTGAAAATGTTGGAAAAGTTGTTGGAACAATTATTGAAATAATTGGCCGCGCCGTTGATGGAATTAAAGGCTTAGTAAGAGATGCCGTTCAAGGCATAAACGATATGATTGCTGCTTACAATCGTCTTCCACTTCCTAATATTGGTTTTGTCCAAGTTCCATCTTTTGCAACTTCTTCTGGTGGCGTAGGTATGCAACGAGTAACTGCTGGAGCAACTTCAACTGGTAGTGCATTAGCCGGAATAGTAGGCAGTTTAGGTTCTGCAATATCTGGAGTAAGTTCTAGCGTTTCTGGTGGATCTAAAGGCGGTAAAGCTGGTGGTTCTGCCGCATCCGCATTAGCCAAGATTGAATCCGACTTTGCCAAATTGCAACAACTGGTAGGAATTTTAACTGGGGAAGGAACGCCGAGCGTAGGCGCTACTTATGGCGCTTTCCAACCAACCGATGCATCTCGCGTAACTTATGGCGGTGGCGCTGGAATTGTGACTATTAACGTAAATTCACCAAGCGTTATAGATGAGACCGGATTTACTCGAGCCGTCATTGATGCGCTCAATAGCGTCGAAAGACGACAAGGTGGCGGAGCTAGCGCGTTAGTTGGCTTATGACACTTTGGAATCCTGAATACCGCGTAAAGGTCAACGGCTACACAGTAACCGGAGCAACTCTCGCCGGCCTAACCATCTCAAGCGGTCGAACTGATATCTACGCCCAGCCTCAAGCTGGTTATTGCCAATTATCATTATTAGAGACCAATGAGTCGTCCGTATCTTACGAAATAAATATGCCACTAACCGTCGAAGTAAAGAACTCAGCCGGCACTTATGTTTATTTATTCGGTGGCTTCGTTAGCGACCTAGGAGTCGAAGTAGCCACTAGCGGATCTACTGCCTTAAGTCAACGTATCAACATAACAGCCGTCGGAGCATTAGCCAGATTGGCTAGAGCTAAATACGAAGGCAACTTGGCTAGTGATATGGATGGCGACCAGATTTACGCCGTTCTATCTGGCGTTCTCTTTGATACTTGGGACGAAGTTCCAGCTGCCGTTACTTGGGCAGATTACGACCCGACCGTTACTTGGGCTGATGCGGAAAATAGCGGACTAGGTGAAATAGACCAACCGGGCGATTATGAGTTAGACAGCCAAAACGGTTTGCTAACCGACGTTTATTCTTTGGTATCTGGTTTAGCGACTTCTGGGCTTGGTTATATTTACGAAGACGCTCAGGGCCGAATTGGTTACGCCGATAGCACTCATAGAGGCGAATATTTAGCCGCTAATGGATATGTTGACCTAGACGGCAATCACGCCACCGGCCCGGGTCTTAATATCGTTAAGCGAGCTGGTGACGTTCGTAACGCAATTACCCTTACTTACACCAGTAGCGGTAATAGCTCTTACACAGCCACCGATTCAGCGTCTATTACTGATTATGGGCAACTAGCAGCTACGGTCGCAACAACTCTTAAGAACTCGACAGACGCACAAGCTCAAGCGGAATTTTATTTAGATATCCGCGCTTATCCGCAATACTTGATGAAGTCCATAACCTTTGAAGTGCATAGCCCAGAAATTGACAATGTAGACCGAGACGCGCTTCTTAACGTCTTTATGGGCTTACCGCTCAATATCCAAAACTTGCCGACAAATATGGTAGGCGGTGAGTTTCAAGGATTCGTTGAGGGCTGGACTTGGAGCGCCTCATATAACCGGCTAAGACTCACTATGAACCTTTCCCCTATCTCATATTCTCTCCAAGCCTTCCGCTGGAATAACGTCCCGGCGACAGAGACTTGGAATACAATTTCGCCGAGCTTGACTTGGCTCGACGCTACAATAGTCGCTTAAAGGAGAACTACTTAATGGCAACTACTACGAACTACGGCTGGACGACTCCAGACGATACAGCTTTACTTAAAGATGGCGCGTCTGCCATTAGATCGCTTGGTTCGTCAATAGATACGACAACTAAAAATCTTAATCCAGAAACAACACTCGGAGACATTTCTTATAGATCATCTACCGCAAACACAAACACTCGTTTAGCGATTGGAACTAGCGGCCAAGTTTTAACCGTATCAAGTGGAGTTCCGGCTTGGACAACTCTTGCTTCGGGAGGTAAAACTTTACTGAGCACAACAAGTTTATCTGGTTCGACAACTACGGTTAGTTCAATAAGCGGATCATATAAAGATTTAGAAATTGTTTTGACTGATGTAACTTCCAATACCGCTGGTTATGAATTAAGCATCCAAGTCAATAGCGATTCAGCCAATCATTCATATTTTATGGTTAGAAATAATGATAATGACACTCAAGCTAACGTTTATGCCCACGACGGCGGTTATTTTAAGTTTGGTGGCACAACAACTAGCACTAATGCTGATGATAAGTTTCAAGGATTTTGCGTAATTTACAATTATGCACTTTCAAGCGCAAAAACACTCTTTGGTTTTGGCAGTATGAGATTAGCGGACGCATCTAATCGCGGTTATACAAGCCGGGGTAGATGGAGTGGAACGGCTGCTATTACTTCAGTTACTTTTTATGCCGACGGCGCGCAATTCAATGGCGGAACTGCCAGAATTTATGGGGTAAACTAATGGCTGAACAAATGATCCGAATTCATAATTTAGAAAGTGATGAAATTATTGATAGACCAATGACGGACGAGGAATTGGCTAATTTTACAATAATTAACAAACAAGCCGAAAATGAACGAAACGCTGAATTGGCAAAAGCTACGGCAAAAGCCGCCCTTCTTGAACGTTTAGGCATTACCCAAGAAGAAGCAAAACTGCTTCTAGGCTAATGGCTAAACTTTGCCAAGTAGGCATCCAATTACGCGAACAGATAGACGATGATTATCCGGGTCGCGATAGGCGTAGTGATGGTTGGATTGCTGATTCTCGCCATCTCGCTAAAGGCACTTCAGACCATATCCCGGTTAATGGAATCGTCCGAGCAATCGATATAGATGCAAACCTTAACGCGCATCCTGAAGAAGCTCACGCACTCGCGGAGAAAATCCGGAAGTGTGCAAAGAAGGACAAGCGCATCAAATATGTTATCTATGATGGGCGGATTGCGTCATCTATCCTCAGATGGAAGTGGCGCAAATACAAAGGGTCAAACTTTCACAAGTCACATATTCACATAAGTTTCAATCCATCGGGAGACCAAGATAGAAGCTGGATCAACCTAGAAGGAGTGCAATGAAAGACTTAGTAGCCAAGTTAAAGACACCAGAGTTTAAGGAAGCATTTAAGGATTACTGCCTAGCAGTTGCAGCTTCCGGCGTAACTATGGGAATCGCACTATTACTAGACACCGCTCCAGAATACGCAGTCCTTATCGGTGCAATCACCGCTCCGGCTGCTCGATGGGCTGATAAGAACTCCAAGCAATATGGACGCAAATAACGCCGCGGCTTTCGTAGCCTCAGTTCTTGGTTCTATTGGCCTACTAATAGCCGGACTTCGTTACATAATAAAACTCGAGAACCTTCCACTAATTTCGCGACTCGATAAGTTAGAATCCACCATTGAACTAGCGTTGAAGGAAAGGATAGTAAGTGGCCCAAAGAAAACGCGTCGCTAAGAAAGCGCCGGCAAAGCGCAAAGTTAGACGGCCTAAAACAGTAGCCAACCCTTTCCCTACTAAACTCGAGCAGCGATTTATCGAGTCTAAAGCCATTTATGACGCAGCTTTAGCAGCTGGTTGGAAGGCTGATTTTGCTTTGGCTTTTGCTATGGAGCGCGACTCTTGGCCGGATTGGTTTATAGATCCAGCCGACCCAATTAAGAAAATCGGTTGGCAAGACGGCGAGGAAGATATCTAATTTACTTCCGAGAGGTCGAATTATTCGAGGCGCTTAAGGCCGAGTTTCCAGACCTTACGCCTCTCTCAGCGACCGACCGAGCCGACGGCATAACCGGCGATGCTTATATCGAGCTCAAATGCCGTAGAACGCACTATCCGACTCTAATGATAGAGCGTAAGAAGTGGGATTACTTGGCCGAAATAAGGGCTAGAACGGGCGCTAGGACGCTTTATATCAACTCTACGCCTAAAGGTGTCTACGAGTTCGATTTAGGGGCTATAAACGAGCCTGAGTGGGTTTTACAGAGCCTTCCAGATAAAACCGATTTTGCAGGGGCTAAGAAGATTACTAAATACGTTGGCTATCTGCAGCTTAAGGATGCAAGATGCCTACTCATCTAGGCGACTTCCCGGATATCCACCGGGACATTGACGTCCAAATAGATTTATTCGAGACACTCCCGGCCTAAACACTTGCCTAAATAGATTTTAATTGCAATTATTCTCCCGTAAATCCATTTAGGGGTTTATAGAAACGGGAGCAAATGATAAATAAAGTCCACCTAATCCGCTTTGATTCCCAATCGGGAGCTTGGACGGATGGGACTAATTTCGTTAAAGGCCAACTTATCCGGCGATATGCGCTGGAGCATCTAGGCCGCAAGTCACAGCGCGGACGATTATCGCGCAAAGAAATCTCGGACTACTGGTTAGACAGATTCGGGGTGAGTGCAGATGTCGCTTAGTAATTTCGTTATTTACGTTTTAACCGCGTTTATCGTTTATCAAGCCTACAAAATAGAAGGCCGAGAAGATAGAGCGTTTCATAAGGGATACGAGAGGGGGCTTAAGGATGGACGAGAATCTAGTAGATCGTTCAATAAGTGAGTGGTTTGAAGAAGCTCGAGATATCTTGGGAGACCGAGGTTTCGAGTATGGTGATCCGAGACACAACTTACTACGCATTTACAAAGTCTGCCGAGCCCTCGGTATTCAGCTCAGAGACCCATCTGAACTGGCATTGGTGTTTATTGCGACGAAACTCTCAAGATCAATGGAAAGTCCGGGACGCGAAGATTCGTATCTCGACCTACTTGGATATTCCGCTATCTTCGCTCAACTTCGATTTACCGATTGGGATGACGTTGACTTTACTTCGTAATACAAATCCTCGCCAATGGTGCGATATCTGCAAAATGAGATATGGCAGTCACAGAGGCGAATTTCATCCAAAGGCGCAAACACCGGCCTATTGGAAAGCAGTATCGCAAAACCCCAAACGCGCTAACCAAGTCAGATTTTATTGCTTGGACTGCGCTGCTGAGATTCAGAACTGGCCGGATGGTTCATTTTATTCATTAAAAGAACAGCTCTTAGATGGTCTAAGAGAAGTAGTAACAAGGGAGCAATTAAATGTCGAATTACCTAGATAACTATGTAGGTGTATGGGAACGCTTTGCAGAATTCACTAAGGCCCATCCTGATTACCGAATTAAGACTCACGTCCTCGCTGAGTCATTGGCAAAGGAGTGCGATGTCTATATCGTCAAAACGGAACTCTTTAGAACTGAAGTTGATGCTAATCCTTGGACGACGGGTCTTTCGTCAGAGTCCAAGTCGAAGCAGTATGCCTTGGAACTTGCGGAGACTGGCAGCTTGCAAAGAGCTCTTCAACTTGCAGGATACTTGGCTAAGCCAACTGGAACAAAGCCTTATCAAAGTCATCAAAAGCCAATACAAACGACGTCCAAAGCGTTAGCCGACTTCGTCAAAGAACAACGTCCAGATGATCCAGAGCCAATCCATCACAACATAGAACATTTAGTTGAAACCCTAGGTGCTGAGATAGTTGATGAAGCGCCAATCTGCAACCACGGCGTAATGGTGCTGAAGACCGGCAATAAAGAGGGTAAGGATTATCGCGGATGGGTATGCCCTAGCCGTAACAGAGACGATCAATGCCCGGCTAAATGGATGAAGATTGATGAATCCGGCAAATGGGTGTTTAAGAAGTGAAATGCCTAAAGTGCCTACGAGTCGCCTCACCAAAACTAGCAATTATGTTTTATCGAAGCTCTAACCCAGAGAAGCCATCTGGTCTTTATTGTGAGGATTGCATAGACGATGAATCTTGATATCCACCCGTTCAAGTGCGGACAATGCAAAGGCGTTAGGCCTCATAGATTGCTCCGAACTTATGACTGCCCGGATATTCCAGAAGCTCCGGCGGAAGTTTGGTTGGTTGAGTGCCAAGGATGCTTCGACCAACGGATCATCTATCCGGCCGAACGGGTAGTTAGTAAAGAAGACGATATCTGCCGTTGTGACGCTTGCGGTAATTACAAGATGAAGTCGGTTAAGTGCCGAGTCTGCGAAATAGCTGCTGGTAATGAGACAATTACCCGTCGGGTCTTTACAGGTCATTCAGATATGGAAGTTCCAATTGCCGACTTATGACTTTAAATGCCCAGAGTGTCAGATCACTACTGAGCAAACATTTACCGTCTATTCTAATCACTCGATATGGTGCTCAGATTGCCAAGTTCCTATGGAAAAGCAATTTACAAGCCCGGGAGTGATATTTAAGGGAGATGGATGGGCCGGGAAGAA